AAGTTATAACCGTCACCCATAGCGGGATGGAGCAGCGGTAGCTCGCCTGGCTCATAATCAGGAGGCCGTGAGTTCAAATCTCACTCCCGCCATTAACGCACAGCCCCCAATCAAATATCGGAGCGCAAGACGCCAAACGAGCAGCAATGCCGTTTGGCGTCTTTTTTTATCGCCTTTGGGGTTATCACCGTGGGCATCATCAGCCGTCTGCTCGAACGTCGCACCCACCCATCGCAACACAGCTTGGCCACTATCTTTGGTGTTGGCAACACCAGCTATACCGGCGTCAACGTCACGGAAGAAACCGCGATGACCTACAGCGCGGTCTTTGCCTGCGTGCGGCTGCTGGCGTGGTCGGCGGCCATGTTGCCGTTGCTGACCTATCGGCGCCGGCCTGGCCGGGGCAAAGACCGGGCGACTGATCACCCCCTCTATCCTTTGCTCAAAGAGGCAGCCAACGCGGAGATGACGGCGTTTGATTTCCGCTCGACCATCATGAGTCATGCCGTGGGCCGTGGCAATGGATATGCCGAGATTGAATGGTCGAACGCTGGGCGCCCGCTGGCGTTGTGGCCGCTCAACACGGCCCGAATGGATGTGCAGCGCGTCAATGGGCAATTGCGCTACCTGTATGACCTACCAGACGGCACAACCGCCAATTTGCCCGCCTGGCGCGTTCTCCACGTCCGCGGGTTAAGCGGCAATGGCATCAAAGGCTATTCGCCCATCCGCCTGGCCATGCAAACCATCGGGCTGGGCCTGGGCGCCGAAGAATATGGCGCCCGGCTCTTCGGCAATAGCTCTAAGCCCGGCGGCGTTCTGGCGCATCCGGGCAAGCTCAGTGATGTAGCCTTCGCTCGCCTGCAAAAGTCATGGAACGCCGATCATCAGGGGTTGAGTAACGCACACCGGCTGCGCATTCTCGAAGAGGGGATGAAATTTGAGGATACTGGAATCAACCCCGAAGAAGCCCAGTTTTTGGAGACCCGGCGCTTCCAGGTCAACGAGGTGGCGCGTTGGTTTAATGTGCCACCCCACATGATCGCCGACCTGGACAAAGCCACCTTCAACAATATTGAAGAACTAGGCATTGGCTTTGTGGTCTATTCGCTTGGGCCGTGGCTTGTCAACCTGGAGCAGACGATTGGGCTAACGCTCCTATCCAGTGACGAGCGGAAAACCTTATTTGTGGAGCATCTGACCGCCGCGTTGCTCCGGGGCCGCACCGCTGATCGCTACGAAGCCTATAGCACCGCGATTCAGACGGGCATTATGTCACCCAACGAGGTGCGCGACCTGGAGAATCTCAACCCGTATGACGGGGGCGATGTTTATTTGCTTCCGCTCAATATGGCGCCGGCTGACCAGGCCGCCAATGCGCCGGCACAACAGCGCAGCCACGGCAATGATTGTTCGTGCGACCGCTGCCGGCAGCGTGAGCGCCGCGCCGATGATGGCACGGATGATGACAGCCCCGACGGCGAAACCGACGCCGTTAAGACGAACCGCCGATCACGCCAAAAGTTAGCGCGTGATTATATCCCGCTCTTTGCCGATGTCGCCGGGCGGGTGGTGCGGCGGGAAGCGAACGACGTGCGTCGGGCGGTTAACAAGCATCTACGCAAACGTAGCATTAGCGACTTCCGCCAATGGCTGGATGATTTTTACGCTGAATTTGCTGGCGTTGTCAGTGAGCAGTTTGCGCCCCTGCTGGAAACCTACGCTGCCCAGGTGGCGACGGCGGTCGCCGGCGAACTGGACAAGGATGATCCGGGCGTTGATGACGATCTGCGCGAGTTCATCAAGCTCTATCTAGAGGCGATTGCCGAAGGGTATACGGCCAGCAGCCGCAACCAGATCGACGCGTTGATGGCCGATGCCGAGACCGAAGGGGTTGACGCGGCGGATCTGATTGACCAACGGCTCGATGGGTGGGAAGAGAATCGCGCCGAACAGATGGCCGATGCCCAAGCCGTTGAGTCGGGCAACGCCATGGCCAGAGCGCTCTATGTGGTCTTTGGGGTGCGCCGATTGTATTGGGCGGCTTCGGGCAAATCGTGCGCCTTCTGCCAGCGTCTGAGCGGCTCTGTGGTCGGCATTGACAGCTATTTCGTGCAGAAGGGTGACAGCGTCAACGGTGGCCCGAATGATGCGCCAATGTTGGTGCGCAAAAACACGCGCCACGGGCCGCTACATAAAGGCTGTGATTGCGTGACTATCGCAGCGTAGGAGGAAGCTATGGAACTGGAAATCGAGCGCCGTTATTGTGCGCAGCATCATCTAAAAACCGTACAGCGCGCCGCAGATCAGCCATTGACCTTTGAGGGCTACGCCGCTGTCTTCAATACGCTGAGTGTCGCGATGTGGGGCTTCCGCGAGAAGATCGCCCCTGGGGCGTTTGCGGCCAGCTTGGGTGATGATGTGCGCGCTCTGTGGGACCATCAAACCGGCATGGTGATGGGCCGCACTAAGAGTGGGACGTTGCGCCTGGCCGAAGACGCCACCGGGCTACAATTTGAGAATCAGCCGCCGCTGTCCGCTGCGCACCAGATCGAAAGCGTGCAACGGGGTGATGTTGATCAGATGAGCTTCGGCTTCCGCGTGCTGGAAGACACTTGGGACATGGACGGCGAAGAGCAGCTCGTGCGCACCCTGCTGAAAGTCAAGTTGTACGAGGTCTCCTATGTGACCTTCCCTGCCTACACTGCCACCAGCGTCCAACAGCGCAGCGACGGCAGGCAGATTGACGCCCTCTATGGGGTGATCCCCACGATTCCGAAACAATTCAGGCGGGCGCCTGATTCCCATAAACCAACTGCTGACGCGGCTGCGCAGGTGCGCCGCCTGTTCCAGCAACGACGATTACGCCTGTTAGAAGTGGAGTAACCAATGCACAGATTGATCGAAATGCGCCAGAAGCGCGCCAAATTTGTCGCCGATGCGCGCGCCTTGCTCGACCGGGCCGATGGCGAAAAGCGCGAGTTGATCCAGGAGGAACAGAACTCGTGGAATGCGCTTATGAACGAAGCGCAGAAGCTCAAGGACCAGATCGACCGGGAAGAGCGCATGGCGGCGGCTGAAGCCGACCAGGGCGCCCCCGTCACCGCCAGCACCCGTCCCGACCCCGAAGGCCGGGGCAATAGTGGTGGTGGCGAACGGATCGAATTCCGATCCCGCTCCATGCGTGGCGCCGACGAAAACGAACCGGACTGGCGCAATACCCCCGAATGGCAGCGCCTCCTAAGAACGGGTAGTGCGGCCTATAACCGCGGCTTTCGTTCCTTCTTGCGCGGCCAGCAAGCCAGCGCAGAAGTGCGCGCCCTACAAGCCGACTTGGACACCCAGGGCGGCTATCTCATGGCGCCGATTCAGATGGTGGATCGCCTGATTCAAGCCGTTGATGATGCGGTTTTTGTCCGCCGCCTGGCGACCGTCATCGCCGTCCCCAATGCGGATTCGCTTGGCGTCCCGACCTTGGACGCCGACCCCGCCGACGCCGACTGGACGAGCGAATTGGCGACGGGCGGCGAAGATAACACGATGGGCTTTGGTAAGCGCGAGTTGAAACCCCATCCGCTCGCCAAGCGCATTCGCATCAGCCGCAAGTTGATCGCCAAAGTCCCGAATGTCGAACAAATCACGATCCAGCGTTTGGCCTACAAGTTTGGCATCACGCAGGAAAAGGGCTTTATGCTCGGCACGGGCTCCGGCCAGCCGCTAGGCGTCTTTGTCGCCAGCAGCAGCGGCATCAGCACCAACCGCGACATTAGCAGCGGCAACACCACCACCAGCATCGGCTTTGATGGGCTGATCAGTGCCAAATATGGCCTCAAGGGCCAATACTGGAACCGCGCCCAGTGGGTCTTCCATCGCGACGCGGTGAGCCAGATCGCCAAGCTCAAGGACAGTCAGGGTCAGTACCTTTGGCGCGAATCCGTGCGCGTCGGCGAACCGGATCGGGTGCTGGGGTTGCCCATCAACACATCTGAATATGCCCCCAACACCTTCACGACTGGTCTTTATGTCGGCATCCTGGGCGACTTCTCCAACTACTGGATCGCCGATTCTATGGCTATGGAAATGCAGCGCCTGGTCGAACTCTACGCCGAAACCAACCAGATCGGCCTGATCGGTCGCCTCGATAGCGATGGGATGCCGACGCTGGAAGAAGCCTTTGTGCGTGTTAGATTAGCCTAAGTCCATCGAAGCCCCACTCGATTTTTAAAAGAAGGAAGCAGGAAATGAATCTTTCTGGCGAAGTAAAAATCACCAAGGTGCTAACCAACACGGTCACCGGCACCACCACAATTAATACTACTGCTGTTGACATGCAGGGATTTGAAGGTGTTGTCTTTGTGGCATCGCTTTCAACAGCGGCCGCCAACAATGGCATCAAGGCCCAGCAGGGGCCGGCGGCCAACCTAAGCGACGCCGCCGATTTGGCCGGTAGCCAAATCCTCGCCAACAAGACTGATTTTGTACTCGACATCTACCGCCCGACTGAGCGCTATCTACGCGCTGCCATTCTGCGTGGCACAACAACCGTGATCGATGCGGTGTGGGCCATCCAGTACATGGGCAATAAATTGCCGGTTGGCAACATCACGGCCGCTCAGGCCGCCGAACTCTGGGCGTCGCCGGCAGAAGGAACAGCCTAATGACAAAAGTAGCACGCGTGACAGGAACACGCACGACGGCGGGTTCAGGCGCTCCACATTTAGCGAATTTAGTCTCGGCGGCGTCGTAATCCCGTTCAATTTACCGGGGGCATAGTTTTCGACTGATAAGAACCGATTATTGGTCTAAGAATAAGGAGTATTGTTCAATGATTATCCGCATGAAAAAAGCCGCAGCCGGTCCCAACATCAACTGGCCGATTGGCAGCCGCCAAATCGTTGACGACGAAACTGGCCAGGCTCTTTTAGACGCTGGCGCCGCCGAAAGCCTTGAAGAGCCTGCTGTCACTATCCACGTGGACAGTCAGCCCGCCGATGATGGCGCCACTGTGACCGACACCCAAACCACGCCGGATGACGGCACTACGGTTGCAGCCAAGCGCAAAGGAAAGAGCGGCGCGTGATTCTCAAGCTTGTAACGCCGCCGGCGACCGAACCAATCAGCCTGGCCGAAATCAAAGCGCACTTACGCGTGATAGGCAGTGATGAAGACAGTGTCATCACCGCCTATCTTCAGGCTGCACGCGAGATGTGCGAGCTAGAAAGCCGCCGCGCCTTCGTTACGCAAGCGCTGGCGCTTGGTCTGGAGACATGGCCGTTTGCATGGCCGCTTGATACGCACGTGGCTTTGCCCCGCCCCCCACTGCAAAGCATCACAAGCGTTACCTATATCGACTATGCCGGCGTTACCCGCAACATGCCGGGCGCCGACTACATTGCTGACACGACCAGCGAACCGGGCCGGCTGCTACTGGCCTACAATGCTTCCTGGCCCAGCGCCACCCTGCGCCCTGGCCCGGCCATCACAATCACCTTTGTCGCCGGTTATGGCAATGCCGGCGCCGTCCCAGAGCGCTACAAGCAGGCGATCCGGCTGCTCGCCGGGCATTTCTACGAGAACCGCGAACAGGTGGTCGCCGCACCTGGCGTCACCGTTGCCCAAATGCCTGACGCCGTGCGCTCCTTACTCCATATCGATAGAGGATGGTGGTAAACATGAAATTTAGTGGCCTTGATACATCCCTGGCCCTCTGGAATAACACAAATGGGTTTATCACCCTTGCCCAAGTGCGCGACATCAACGGGCCGGGCGTGATTAGCGACATCATTGATCTAACAACCCGTGACGCGGACGAAAACCAACACCATAATTTTCGTAGTAGCTTTAATGACATGAGCGAGTTGACCTTCGATCTCATCTACGATCCAGGGGTGGCGACGCACCAAACGTTGTTGAATCTATCCCTTGCCGCCAGCACTGAACTCTGGCGCGTTGTGTGGGGCGCCAATGACTCCCATGTTGTGCAAGGATTTATTAGCAACTTTACGCCAAAATCGCCAATCAACGACGCTTTGGCCGCCGACGTGACCGTCCGCGCTCAATTTTATCCAAATGGCGCCACCTGGACGGCGCGCACCAGCGCCGCCGACAATAACTGGCAGAGCGTTTGTTTTGGCAATAACTTGTTTGTCGCCGTCGCCAACACTGGCACGGGCAACCGCATCATGACCTCGCCCGATGGCATCACCTGGACGGCGCGCACCAGTCCTATTGATAACCAATGGCAGAGCGTCTGTTTTGGCAATGGCTTGTTTGTGACCGTTGCCATCACCGGCACGGGCAATCGGGTCATGACCTCGCCCGATGGCATCACCTGGACGGCGCGCACCAGCGCCGCCGACAACAACTGGCAGAGCGTCTGTTTTGGCAATGGCTTGTTTGTGGCCGTCGCTACCTCTGGCACGGGCAACCGGGTCATGACCTCGCCCGACGGCATCACCTGGACGGCGCGCACCAGCGCCGCCGACAACAACTGGCAGAGCGTCTGTTTTGGCAATGGCTTGTTTGTGGCCGTCGCTATCTCTGGCACGGGCAACCGGGTCATGACCTCGCCCGACGGCATCACCTGGACGGCGCGCACCAGCGCCGCCGACAACAACTGGCAGAGCGTCTGTTTTGGCAATGGCTTGTTTGTGGCCGTCGCTATGTCTGGCACGGGCAACCGGGTCATGACCTCGCCGGACGGCATCACCTGGACCGCACGCACCAGCGCCGCCGACAATGATTGGCGCAGCGTCTGTTTTGGCAATGGGGTCTATGTCGTAGTTGGCGTCACCGGCACGGGTAACCGCGTCATGACCTCGCCCGATGGCATTACCTGGACAGCGCGCACCAGCGCCGTTGATAACCAATGGCGCTCCGTTACTTTTGACAAGGGCCTCTTTGTGGCTGTCGCCGTGTCGGGAACGGGCAACCGTGTCATGACGGCACTCTAAGGAACCATTATGCAATCGGGTCGCCTGCGGCATCTGCTGACTATCCAAGCGCAATCTGTTGTGCGCAACGCCTACAACGAAGAGGTGATCACCTTCACGAATTGGGGGCAAGCTTGGGGCGAGATCAGGCCCGCTGGCGCCAGTGAGCGCATAGTGACAGGCGCCGACCAGGTGCAAGCCTCGGTGGATCATGCGATCACCATTCGCTTCGTTGTTGGCATTACCGTCAAGATGCGCATTGTCTACAATGGCCGCACCTTTGACATTGAAGGAATTACCGATCCCGATGGTCGCCGGCAACGCTTGCGCTTGTCCTGTCGTGAGGTACTCAATGGCTAACCCAACATTCAAAATCGAAGGCGCCAACGAAATCGCCCGTGAGCTGCACCGCCGCCGCCTCAATGTCGAGACTGGCCTGGAAGAAATTCTGCACGCCGCCGCCGGCGTCATTCAGGAAGCGGCCGCCGCCAACGTGCGCGCCACGGCCCAAAGCGTTGCCGACGAAATGGCGCGTGAAACCCTGGAAAAGCGCCCCGACAATGTTGTGGTCGGCGTCGGCCCAACCAAGGCGCATTGGTACAGCCATATCATTGAATTCGGCGCCAAGGGCCACCTAGTCACAACCCGCACCCAAGCCGCCTTGCAGTTCATCAACGGCGCCTTTCGTCGCAGCGCGCACCATCCAGGCCTGCCCGCCAAGCCATTCCTGCGCCCGGCGCTGGACACGCGCAAAGGCGAAGCGCAGGCCGTCGCCGGGCGCGAGTTCAAACGAAAGACCGGCGCCGCATGATTACGCATCTGGTGGCCTACCTCAATGGCTATAGCGCCCTGACGGCCCTGATCGGCGACCGCCTCTATCCCGGCCTGTTGCCCCAATCCGTCGCGCTGCCTGCTATCACATACCAACGCATCAGCCGGGCGCCGGCATCGGTGCGCAGCGGGCGCGATCTACTGGTGGCCAGTCGCTACCAGTTCAATGTGAACGGCCGCGTCTACGCCGACGTAGACGCCATCAGCAGCCAGCTCAAGCTGGCCCTGCAAGCCTTTAAGCGCACCACCGCCCCCCGTGTGGATCGCATCTTTATCGACAACGAACGCGATGACGACGAACCCGCGTTCGATGATCTCAACTACTATCGTCGGATTGTTGATGCCATCATTTGGCACGAGGAGTAAAAAACCATGGCAAAGTATGCAGGCACAGGTGTCACCCTGGCCACCGAAATTGCAAGCGTCTACACCGTCATTGCCCAGATCAGAGACATCAATGGCCCCAATCAGTCCGCCGACACCATTGAGACCACCAGCCGGGACAACGCCAATCTATTTAAGACTTACTTGGCTGGTCTGCGCGACGGTGGCGAGGTCAGTTTCGATCTGCTCTACGATCCCGATCTGGTCACTCACAGCGCCAGTGCAGCCGGCGGCCTTGTCAAACTCCTGCAGGACG